GTTATACGTCCAACTATTTTCATCTACAAACTTTATACCACCACGTAATCTACGATCAGTTTTATGTCCGCGCTTGTCACAACAAATGGCATTGAAACTGTGCCAACCACCCATTGTTGTTTTCTTTTTACCAGGAATAATAGACAATATGTCAAACATGCTACAAGTATAACATATTTTCAGTACAAAAGTAAAGACGCTTTGGCTTATCTTGTGTATATATGGGTTGCATCCCCTGCGGTGCTTACGAACTTAAAACGCATATATGGATGGAAACCTATGATGTTGGTTGTAGCGCAATCCATCTGTTCAGTATAAGTTGTAACATCACCAATATCATACCAATCAGCATCCACTATAGTAGAACCTTGTGTTTGTACAGTTCCAGAATAATTATCAAAGTAAACTTGTGCTGTTACGTTAAATCCTTCTCTAGCTGAGAAAACACTGCTGTAGTATGTAATAGCAGGACCTGTTCTAGATGGCAGTTGGTGATTTGGAACGTTGACTAAATTACTTGGTGTAAAGTCGGGCAACACACTATCTACTATTTGAATCTTACCCCTAGCACCTGAATTATGATCCACAAACACAGGCAAATCTGCTGTACCATCTGACATTTCAATACTGTAATAACAGTACTGTGTTTCAATATCAATGATATCAGTACTAATAGTATCCAGTTGAACTATACCATTTAATGCAACAATGTTGGTCAACATCTTAGTAAATAATAATTTGGTACCATCTTCATTAATTATTCTAAAAAACAACTCTTTACTAGTAACATTAATTGGTTTTTGGTCTTGATTAATCAATTGGAATTGCAGTCTATTGTCAACTCCCTTATGTAATTTTAAGGTTTTTGCGTACACGGTTTGATATCTCCTAATTGAATTGCCGGACATCATCACTATTGTTTCTCTAGGGATGTAAAAATAAACGGATGTTGAATACACGATGCTTGGTCCTTTGTACTATTTATGACGATTTAAATATAAAAATATTATGGTTAATATGCCCAGATAAATATCCGAGACACAACATATAATGCAAACAGACTTCTTCAAAAATTTAAGCGAAAATCACCCCTTTATAACAGTATGTTCTTATAGTAACCAAGACTATGTTGGAATCATACAAAACAGGGATGATGTTGTCACCACTATATATGATTACGGAGCAATTATACATAGCGAATTACGTGAAAAATTCTTAGAACTCGGAGACATTTGGTGGTGGGAAAGTAATAGATTAATACCTATTAATATGTTTCTTAAAGATGAATGGACGATATTTAAGCCCTACTTACGTACATTCAATAATAAAAGTCTCACTATAATTCACGGCCCAATATGTAGTATGAGTGAATTAGGGCGCAGAAAATCCAAAAGACGTAGCATCACATTAGTCAAACGCTTGTACTAGATTCTTTCTCTAACAAATTCATGTGAACTGCTACTAGCCAAGCATAACCAATTGCATGTGCTTTCTTAAAACTATACCCATCAACATTTTTGTCCCATACACTTTCTCCTACTTCTTTCCAAGTCTGACCAATCAAATGTTTCTTTCCGGGACGAATAATTGCTAGCATCATAGCAAGTCTAGGTATACTGTCAACCGGTTCTGGCATCTTTAACATGCTATTATAGTGATTACTTAAATGCACTAGTTTACTGACAAACTCAGAATTACGCAATAGCTTCCAATTAGGATCTACCATTAAATCAATTAGTTCCATTTCACTTTGTATCTGACTGTATACATGAACATTTAGTAAGTCTAGCTTTAGATATCCTCTATCCTCTGCATCAGCATAATCAATGTTAGCCATGTCATTTATTGCATCGTAGGGCACTTCAGTAACATGAACACCTGTATTATGTTTACGCATTGGATTGACTTTACGCATTGCCGCAGGCGTATGTTTGATATGTTCTAATATCTTACTGCGATCACCAAAATCAATATCAATATCAAAGTTCATCGTGACTGAACCAATCCTGCTTTCATTAATTTCATATAACCATTTTGTAGAATGATTGCTTGTCGTTCAGCATCCTCTACTGCTTTGTGCGTTGTAGCATAGTTACCGTCTTTTAAACTTACACCAGTCACTTCATATATTGTTCGTGTATCTCGTACTTTCCAAAAGGGCCAAGGGGGAATTTGTCCTAACTGACCCCATGCATGTTCCATTACAACAACGTCAAATGCCGCACCGTTACTCCATACATTGTTATGATTCCAACAAAACTTATAAAGCTTTGCCATAACATCTGCAAATGATTCACGACCTTCATCACTCATTGCTTCTTCAATGGCTGCAGGGTTTTGTGTACTCCACCAACGTAATGTATCTTCATTGATACTACGATTATAGATTTCTGTTTGATCCTCAATAGTAGGACGCAACTCAATTTTATCAAGAATACCTGAACCTCTAGGGTCAAACAATACTGCACCGATGGTTAATATAACACAATCAGGTTTTGTGTCTAAACTCTCAATGTCAATCATAATATCTGCCATACTACCACCTTAATTCTTTCAATAAACTTTTAACTTCATTAACTTTTTCTGTATCTTTAGCAAACTTCATTGCCCATTTAACTGGATTGATATAATCATATACAATCTTAATTTGATCTGGTGTCAATTCATCTAATATTTTAACACCACTCTCACTTTGATATAATACCCACGGGCTAATCTTACCCATTGTAATTGCATACAATATCTTGTTACGATTGCCATAACGCAATACATCATTTGGTTCAATGCTTTGAGTGGTTGCCATTTCTAAACATGTTTCAGCACTACGATGTACTGCATCTAATGGATCTTCTATTGACAAATATTCAATCAGAAATTTATTGTAGTTTGTATCTGTTGCCCATGTGTCAATCTTAATGTTTTCCTTCAACAAATAATCAACATATCTAGGAACATTCAATGCATTAACCTCTATACAATAGTTACCAAACTTAGCAAACGCTGTATAGTATGCGCTTTTGATGTAGTCCTCATACAGTCTTGGCTTCTTACTTGTGCTATGTCTTGTGTAGAATTGTAACCAGCTTTGAAAGCCAATACGATTTCCATGCTTGTCTCGTTCTAACCAACGATGTTTGTACTCACAAATATGTTTTAGTAATGTTGTTTCCTTAATGAAACTACGTTTACAAAACTCACAACTATTTGCTATATCAGTTGCCGTTGTCTTTTTCGTACTGCTTGATATCTTCATCGGTAACAATCTGTGATAGTGTTTCAATGTCCTCAATCTTTAGTTGAGGGAACTTCTTTGCTAGGTATACCTTTGTCTTTTGTGTGTCAACAAACACACCTGCTAATGCTTTACGATCCGTATCGCTTGACTTAGGATAAATCTTTGCGTAATATTCTGCTACATCTTTTTCTTTAGGAACTTCTTTTAACTGTGATACTTTATTTGATAAATGAGGTATCCATTGATGAAACTGTTTGCCCATGCCAGGGCTTGCCGCACACAACATTAACCATTGTAGTTTAGGATGACTTGAAATAGTACCATCTAGCATGTGTACGTTTGCATTTAGATTCGTGCTTTGTAGATAGTAACTCTGCAACATACCATCTCCCTTGACTGCACTCATCCAATGAATCATCATGTAGGGTGTAAACTTTTTCTTTTGTTCAGGAGTGAGTCTATCGTAATAACCATAGTCTTTCTTGTCCAATGCAGTAATAGCCTCGAACAAGTCAAAGTCTATGCTGTCAAACTTTTCGTCTGCTGGTACTGATTTCTTTGTTGCCATTAGAATGCCTGACTATAATCTACAATCTCACAATTTCTGCTAACTTCTTTGACGAAATAAACACAGCGAGGTTTATGTCCATCTTCAATCGGGATACACAAGAACTGTCCGTTCTTTAATCGGGGTGCATACCAAGTAACGTCATGGTATATGTCTAATATTTCAATGTCTAAGAAACTTGGCTTGAAACTTGTCAATGGATTGAACTCAAATACTTTGAATCCTCTGTCATTGATACTTGTCAATGGAAGTGTTTCTAAGTCACCTAACTCAGGTTCACCAATTAATATCTGCCAGTCAACGGGCATTTTAATTGTTTGATTGCCTATGCGTAATACTAATGCGGCGCTGTTGAAACTTTCCAAAAAGATTAACGGTATGTAATGATAATCAACGTTAGAAGGATTACTATTATCAAGGATTGCAAAGCGTAAATCATCTATTTCTTCCGGCAATGTTTCAAGGTTATATGTTTCGTTATCAAGTGTTAGAATTTTCATAATGTATTATAACATCCTTTCACTTGTATGTCAACTTTTCAATAGCAAAAGGGTAATTAGCCTCTTTGTAGAAAGTCTTGCGCTGGTTTAAGTGTCTTTTGGCGAATTTACAGGAGCTTGTGAGGTCCCAT